CGTTCTGCAGGCATACGCTATTCAAATGTTCCTTATTTAGGGTATGATGACTTCCCAGCCAATTCAGCCCAAATCACTGCCCATGAAGGTCGTCATCGCTCAAGAGCATTGAATGCTGAAGGTGAGCCATATCAGCTAGTTCGTTTCATTGGACCATCAAGTTCACCAAGACTTAGCCAGATGAAACCGAGCACACAAATGCTTTCGGAAGAAATCAGCTTCCCAGAAGGTGGAGGCAAACAACCAATAGGAACTCTCGGCGAGTTGATCAAGTTTTTAAGCATTGGTGGAGTTGCTGCTCCTGGAGTTCTTTCACAGTTAGGAGATGGCGATGCCCCGCAAGTTCCCTAAGCAACCAAAAACAAAAGGTGGCGTGAACACTAAGTATGTTCGTGGTGCCAAAAACAAAAAAGCCCAAGAAGCTGAGATCAAAAGCACTGCCAAAAAATATCGTGAAGGCAAGCTGACCAAAGCAGAGATGGAACGCATAGCCAAGAGGAGGTCAAAAAATGTCACCAAAAGCTACAAAAAAGCCAGCCAAAAAAAGCGCAAGTAAAAAGAAAAAAGGTGGCGGTCTTGAGGCAGCTATTGAAAAGTACAGCAAGTCTTCTGGCTTTTCAAAAGACAAGCTCCGCAAAGTTGCCAAGCGTGGCATGGGCGCATATTATTCATCAGGATCCCGTCCTGGCCAAACACCCACATCTTGGGCTATTGGTCGGGTGAGATCGTTCGCCACTGGTAAAGGTGGCGCACGTAAAGCAGACGCAGATTTGCTGAAGGGCGGCAAGAAGAAAACTGCCAAGAAGAAATCATGAATCGTGCGTCTTTCCCATCACTCATATCGAAAGGAAACAGAAAGATGGATCATCCAAAAGGAAAGAAAAAGGCAATGAAGAAAAAGCCAGCAGCCAAGAAAATGGCTGGCAAGAAAAAGATGATGAAAAAGAAATCATCTTATGCCTGATGAAAAAGAAGAACAGCTAGTTGAAGTTTTCGTCACAGGCGTTTCGATGTCTGGGAAGTCGGAGTTGAAAAATGACAGTGATAGATCTGCTGAAAAAGATCCAAAAGACTCTGAAAGACGAGAGAGCGACGATAGCTGAAAGTATGATTCTGGGTCGCATGGAAGATCAAGAAGCATACAAAAAAGGCGTCGGTGTTGCTGAGGGTCTCGACAGAGCCCATGACATCATCGGCGATATGATGAAAAAACTAGATGACGAAGAGGATGTATAAATCATGTCTCATCCACATGCAAAAGATCTCATCACAGATGAGGAAAGCAAGGCGACTTTAGGGTCGCATCAACTGCCCAAACCAATGGGGTGGAAAGTTCTTGTCCAACCTAATCAGGCCAAGAAGCAAACCAAAGGTGGGATCTTCCTGCCGTCCCAAAGCGTAGAGAATGAGGAATATCTCACTGCTCACGGAACTATTCTGGCACAAGGGGAGTTGGCTTACAGAGATCGTGATAGCGGTCAACGATGGAAAGGCGAGTGGCCTGAGATCGGCGACAGAATCACATACGGTAAGTATGCTGGCCAGAAACTAACAGTCAACGGTGTCAAGCTGCTTCTGCTGAATGACGATGAAATCACATCAATCATTCCAGAAGGCGCAAATCTGACATCATATGTAGAATAAGCGACAACCCATGGAGAACGCTACCATGTCACAAGAAGAAGTATTGGCAGAGATTGAAAAGGAAATCGAAAAGACAAAAGGTCAAAATGACGATGATCTTGAGATCGAAGTTGCCACCGATGACTCGAATGAGGCTGAAAGGTCTCAGGAAGAGGGCAAAACAGAAGTACAAGAGTCCGATAGTGATGCAGAATACGGTCAAAAGGTTCAAAACCGAATCAAAAAACTCGTAGACCAGCGTCGCGAAGCTGAGGTCCAAACTGCTCAAGCACAAGAGCAAATGGCACAGCTACAGGCTCGTCTTGATCGTCTTGAACAAGGCAACAATCATAGGGCTGAGAACGAATTTCATCAGCGATATGAGCAAACCAAAGCAGCACTCGCCAAGTCAGTTGAGGAAGGTGACACCCAAGCTCAGCTTGAGTTCACTGAGCAATTGGCTGATATGCGTGCTGCTATGCGTATCGCTGAGATGCGAAGACAAGAAGCACAGACCCAGCAAGTCTCACCGACTGTTGGTCGTGCTCAACAGATGGCCCAGCAACCTGCCCCACCAAAAGCAATGGACTGGTGGCAGAAAAATCGCTGGTTCAACTCTCCTGGTTTTGAGCGGGAAACTGCGGCTGCACGGGCAATTGATGTGCAGTTGGACCTTGAAGGTCATGACAAAAATAGTGATGATTATTACGAACTGCTTAATAATCGTTTACTAAATGTCTTTCCCGAGTTAAACTCAGAGAGCGAGCAGAGTAAGCCTCGACCAAAAAGCAGAGCACCAGTCGCCCCAACTGCAGGCGGGTCAGGAACTTACAAAGGAAACAGGGTTCGCATGACACAGGATCAGTTACGAATGGCTAGAGAACTCGGTATTAATGACGAAAAATCTTTGAAGCGTTATGCGGCAGAGATCAAGCAACAGAGGAGCTAACCATGGCTAACAATAGAAATGTGCGTGCACAAGAATCCCGTTCCAACAACCGTGCAGAGGATGCTCGTCCTGACACTGCATGGAAACCACCGTCGCTGCTGGACGCACCCGATCCCCGTCCTGGGATGGTTCAGCGGTGGATTGCTACCTCGATTCAGGGTAGAGAGACTCCAGACAATGTATACAAGCGTATGCGTGCGGGCTGGAATCCTCGTCCTGCTGATACAGTGAAAGATCAGAGATATCCAACTATCAATCACGGGCAGTGGGCAGGTTCAATCGGAGTTGAAGGCATGATCCTTTGTGAGATGCCTGAAGACAAGTTCAAAAGCATGAAAGACTATTATCGTGGTCGTGCTGAAGAACAAAACGAATCAATTCCAGGAGAACTTGATGCGATGGCAAGGACAGGGGGCATTCCTATTCATCAGGATAGGAAATCAAGTAGTAGCTCTGGTCGAGACATCTCGGTCATGGCTGACGATTAACTGCTATATAAGGAGTAGCGAAAATGGCAAATGCAGATGCAGCCTTTGGGTTCGTCCCAGTTCGCCACATGAGCGGTTATGCACCTCGTGCTAACAAATACACCATTACCTCTGGTCTCGCAGAGAACATCTTTAACGGCGATGCCGTCATCCTCGCAGCGGATGGCACGCTTCAGCCTGCAGGTGCTACAGAGGTAAATATTATTGGTGTGTTCGCAGGATGTTCATACACTGCAAGTGATGGCTCTTACGTTTACAGCGAATATTGGCCTTCAGGCACAGTCGCTACGGATATTATCGCGTATGTTTACGACGATCCGTACATTGTGTATAAAGTTCAGTCCGCTGGCAGCCCTGCTCAGACAAATGTTGGCAACTGTGCTGATATTGTTGCTGGGGCAGGTTCAACACTAACAGGCCAGTCTGGCTTTGAAATTTCAGGAACTATGGCAGCAGGAACTGCTCAGTGCAAAATCGTTGCGTTGTATGACGCACCAGAAAATGCATTTGGCGCCAATGCTGTCATGGAAGTGCTTTTGAATGAGCATCTCCTGAAAGACTCAGCTGGTATATAGGAGGGTATAAACAATGGCAATGAATAGAGCACAATTTGCAAAAATGCTCGAGCCAGGATTAAACACCCTTTTTGGCCTCGAGTACGACAGTTATCCACCAGAGTGGCAGGCAGTCTTTGACACCAACACCTCTCAGAAGGCATTTGAAGAAGATGTCCTGCTGGAAGGCTTCGGCAATGCTCCTGTGAAAAATGAAGGTTCGGCTATCTCTTATGACGCAGCAAGCCAGCAATGGACTGCTCGCTATCAGCATGAGACGATTGCTCTGGCTTTCAGCATCACAGAAGAAGCTGAAGAAGATGGTCTCTATGGCTCAATCGCTTCTCGTTACACAAAAGCACTTGCTCGCTCAATGGCTTCCACAAAGGAAATCAAAGCAGCAAATGTTCTGAACAATGCATTCGCAGGTTCAGGCGTAACTGGTGGTGATGGTCAAACACTGTGTAGCACTGCACACCCGACTCGTTCGGGCAACCAGTCAAACACTTTGGCAACTGCCGCAGACCTTTCAGAGACTTCTCTGGAGCAGATGCTGATTCAAATCGCAGACATGAAAGACGATCGCGGTCTCCGCATCGCTGCACAAGGCACAATGCTGGTCATCCCGACTGCATATAGCTTTGTTGCAGAACGTCTGCTTGAGTCTCAGCTTCGCACAGGCACTGCTGACAACGATATTAACGCGATCCGTGCAGGTGGTTACCTACCTCAAGGCTATCATGTTATGCGTCGTCTGTCAGACTCAGATGCATTCTTCATCGCGACGGATGTTCCTGATGGCCTGAAGCACTTCCAGCGTTCGCCTCTTAAGAAGGGCATGGAAGGCGACTTTGAAACTGGCAATGTCCGCTATAAGGTGCGTGAGCGTTATTCGTTCGGCTTCACTGACTGGCGTGGCATCTTCGGTTCCGAAGGCGCATAAACAAATATGGGGGAGGGGAGAACCCCTCCTCCTAACTTAATCCTGACTGCTTCGGCAGACAATAACCCAGACAGGAGATTAAAATGGGTCAAACTACTTTCACAGGTCCAGTCAGATCGGAGCGTGGCTTCACTGCTGTCGGATCTAATGCTGTTGTTGAAATCACAGCTGAAACAACTCTCACTTATGCTGACCATGTTGGTCGGATCATTGAAATCAATGATGCAGATGGCGCAGTGACTCTTCCTTCAATCACCACAGACACCATCGGTGCTGAATACTCATTTTTCATTGGCACAGATGCAACTGATCTTGACATCAAGACAGACGGCACAGACAAGTTTTCTGGAACTCTCGCTGTCGCAGGAACAACAACTAAGGCTTTTGCCTCGGATGTTTCTTCCAATGATGTCATCTCAATGAATGGCACAACCACTGGCGGTGACAAAGGTTCCAACCTTAAAATCGTCGCCATCGCAGCAGATGAGTATCTTGTTAGCGGGACGCTGATGGGTTCGGGAACTGTCGTCACTCCATTCGCTGATAGCTAAGATTGGGGGTGAATGATGGCTGATATCGTAAGCACAACTACGATAGCCGACAACCCTCGTGAGGCTGTGTTCGCTTTTCAATACCAGTATGTTGATACTGGGGATGAAAGCGCAGTGACTAAGATTGATGTTTCTTCGCTGGCCGTGAGTTCTAGCGGAGAGACATGCACAGGCGTCAGGATACTTGAATGTTGGTGGGTCATGAAAAGCATGACTGTTGAAATTCTTGCAGATGCATCGGCTGATGTCATGATGTTGCATTTGTCTGAAGATCAGTCAGGCTATCAAGACTTCACTAAGTTCGGTGGCTTGCCAGCGAGCTCTTCATACGGGACAACACCGACTGGTGACGTAAAATTTACGACCACTGGTGCGGGTGCCGCAGGAGATACATATCAAATTGTCCTGAGGGTGGCTAAAGAGTATTAAGGAGGATTCGGATGGCTCAAGTATCTTCAATCAGTAGGGTTGGAACTACGGAGCCATTCGAGCTCCAAGTATCTCGTGGTCAAATTTCATTCCACAAGTTCGTCCACAAATTTGGCTATAACCCCACCATTGGAACTTCGGACGAAACTGTTTGGTCTGAAGGTGGCATTTATGTTTATCCCACTTCAGCTTCTACTATGTATATTTCTAGCAGCTCCACTGCTGATACTTCTGCAGGAACAGGAGCCAGAACAGCAACTGTTTCTGGATTGGATGCAAATTTTGACGAGATAAGCGAAACAGTCTCATTAAATGGCCAAACAGGAGTCCAGCTGAATGGTGCTTTGAACTGGTATCGCGTCAATCGGATTATTGTAAACACTGCTGGTTCTGGTGGTGCTAATGCAGGCGTTTTGTATGTAGGCACAGAAGCCACCCCTTCAGGTGGCGTTCCAACAAATAAATATGCCACAGTTGCTATCGGTGATAACCAAACACTAATGTGCATCTGGACAGTCCCGAGAGGATACACTGCCTATCTCCATCAAAAAGATGTTTCTGCTTCTTCTTCCGCAGGCAAATTCGCCATCTTCACTTTGGTGACGAGGCCAGATGGTGGCGTTTTCAATGTCAAAGACAGAGTAACTTTGGCTAACAACTCAACCAGCATCCCATATTGGAATCCTATTCCTTTTTATGAAAAAACAGATATTGAAGTGCGTGCAGAAGCAGATTCCGCTGGCGGCACAATAACAGCCTCTGCGACTCTCGACATAACTTATATTAAAAATGATGGAGTGACATAATGGCTACTTCAGGAACAGCTGCATTCAGGCCGAACATTGAAGAGATCATTGCCGAGTCTTTTGAGCGAATCGGCATGGACTCTCAAGCCTTAACAGGCTACCAAGCTCGTGCAGCTCGCAGAAGTTTGAATCTTCTTTTCAGCGAGTGGGCAAACAGAGGCATCAACTATTGGGCTGTTCAGAATAATACTTTGAGCCTGACTCAAGGCACTTCGTCTTACATACTGCCTGTTGGGACGATTGATATGATTGATGTTGTAGTCAGGGAAACGACAGGTGGCACCTCAACAGACACAGTCGTTCAGCGCATAAGCATCTCTGAATATAATCAACTCCCGAACAAAACTTCCTCGGGACGCCCAAGTCAATATATGCTTGACAAGCAGTATACGCCAGTGCTTTACACTTGGCAGGTGCCTGACAGCAATGACTACACTCTTGTTTATTGGTCAATCAATCAGCTTGAAGATATAACAGCATCAAATCAAGACGCAGACGTCCCATATCGTTGGACTGATTGCATCTGTGCTGGGTTGGCTAGCAAGCTGTCACTTAAATACATGCCTGACAAATTCAACTTGATGAGTCAAGTTTATGAAAGGGCATTTGAGTTCGCAGCATCAAGCGACAATGATGGCGTAACAATGAGGATTCGTCCAACTGGTTTGAATTTAGGATAACAACATGGCAGCAGTCAAACGAGCAAGAGGCAAAAGATCTGTAGCGATCAGCGATCGCTCTGGATTCAAAGTGCCATACACCTCGTTAAAAACGACATGGGAAGGACTGCGTGTTGAGCCAGAAGAGTATGAACCGAAACACCCTCAACTTACACCTCCAAGAAATGTTGTTGATGCGACTGCGCTTTTTGATCCTCGCCCAGACACCGATCCAGAAAATGTAGACTTTTTTGTTGGCTACAACTACGACATATTTTTAGACCCGCAAAACAGGCCAGGAGTTGGCATTGCTGGCTTTGGAAATGTCGCCACATATGATGCATTGACTATTGACATGGGTGCAAACCCAAGTGGCGTCGCAGGCACTGGTGCCATCGGAGCTGTTTCAATAGACATATTCATTGATGTCAGGCCGACAGGCGTCGCAGGCACTGGTGCTCTCGGAACAGAAACAAACGAGTCAATTGACTTGCCGACTAGCGCAATCGGAACAGGCGCAATCGGAACATCAACTCCTGAATCAATATTGGCTGAAACAGGTGTCAATGGCACAGGCGCAGTCGGAACAGAGAGCCTTGAAACAATTGTTCAGCAGCAAGGCATCGCAGGCACAGGAGCCATCGGTGCTTATGTGCCTGTATCTCAAATCACTGAGACAGGCGTAAACGGCACTGGCGCAATAGGGGCAGAGAGCCTTGAGTCAGAACTTAATGCAGTCGGCGTCGCAGGCACTGGCGCAGTTCACATTCTTGGCGAGTCGGACGGCAGCAGCGTGACACTTCTCGTTACAGGCATTTCAGGAATTGGTGAAA